TCTACTTTCTGCCAAATCCTCAATATTCATACTATCAAGCGTCATAGGTTCAGAAAAAGATCCTACATTAAATTTTCTATTAACCTTTTCAGTTACTCCAGTAGTAAATTCAAAATTACCTTGAGTAAGACCACCACCTTGCACAGTTTGTAACCCGACAATATTATCAGAAAAAGTCCCTGCACCACTACCAGGAGCTGGAGGATAAAAATATTTTGTATTTTTTATCGTTGTTGCCATTATGCTGTTATATTTGTAAAGTTTTTACTAAAATCAATATTACCGCCTCTACTTTGTCTAACCTCATATAACAATGCGTTAAATTGGTCTCTAATTTCGTATAAGTTGTATTGCCTATAAATATTATTTTGAGAATCATAGATTGTGTACACACCATCATCAATTGATTTGGTTTGATTACCGTAAAGAGCAATCGCAAGGGATGATATATCGTACTCGACCATCTCCACTTCTATTGAAATAGGATTAAAATATGTATTTGAAATAATAATACCTTGACTTGGCTGTCCAATATATGGAGTAGCATTTGGTTTGTTTGAAGGTGATGATGAAGGCGATAGTGTTAAAAACAATAAATTAGCACTTCCATCAACGTATCTATATCTAACAGATTTTTGAGTTGTATTAACTTCATTGGTAACAACTGGTTCACAAAAGAAGCACGAAGTTACTACTCTAAAAAAGTTTGGTATTTTTGAACCATCAGCATTTAAGTATTCTACTCTAAATCCAACAAGTCCTTGTGATACAAACTTATTTTGATATTGAACGGGAACATTTGTTAAATCAATAACAATCCCTTTTACATTGGGTAATGCGCTCAGGACTCCGCAATCTGTGATTGTTGTTCTAATCTGGGCCGGTCTTACATATAAAGTATAAATTCCAAGAGCATTAAATTGTTGTGCCGGTAGAGTGAGATTATATAACCCGCCCAATACTTCAACTCCGGCATTTCCACCTGTTTCAGAATTATTAAAGTATGGTTTTAAAATACTTTGAGCGTCAAGTGATGTCAAGACATAGTTATCTGTAATATCACGGGATGGTGTGTAAACCATTTGGATTTCAACATCTTGTGGTGATACATCTGATGGTCTAATTGTACCGTATGAACCTATTGACATAATTTAGTTTTTTAATAAATAGTTTTTAATTACTTTTTCTAATTTGGAAGAAACCATACCCATAGTTCAGAAGGTCCCCTAAATTATCCACTTCTCCAAGCCTTTGTACTCTCTCATAAGCAGAGTTCTTGCCGCGTTCCAAAAATACATCCGTTTGTATCTGTGGTTGATCCATAACTTTCAATAATGCTTCCAATTTAGTGATTGGGACCGCTGTTAAATTACTATCTGTAAACCCTGAAGATTCTTGAAAGAAAATACTTGTTCCGTCAGCATAATCATAAAAGTTTATTCCTGTAATGGTATAGGCGGTATAAATCACACTAATATCTGTTATTGACCCCCATATTTGACCGTTCTTGATTACAGGCACTCCAACTTGGTATTTCGGATTTCCATATAATGCTAACTCATTTACCCTTGATGTTGTTATTCCAGAAACAATAAATGGAACACTAACAAAATTATTTGATGTTTGCGCAGATACAACGTTAACCGCATCACCCGAAAATATGTAATCATAACTGATTGGTGTTCCGAACCAATTACCTCCCGCTGGAGTAAAATATGCTGTACCTTGTTGATTATAAATTGTAACCGAAGAATAGGGTAAAGTAACTGTCTTTTTAACTTTTGTAATTCCCCACGGGTTAATTTGTTCCAACATTATCTCATATGTCTTATCGGCTGAAGGATATACGTGAGATATTGAATTAGGAGTATAGGTTGTAACATCTTGCAATTGTGAACCATCTCCCCAACTGATAACATATTTTGATAAGTCCAAAAACTTTTGAAACTCACTTGAGGTATTGTAGACATAAACTTTATATGGTTCGTCTGTTGTAGATGAAAATATAAAATTTGATACAACATCTTTCTGAAGAACAGCCCCATCAAATTGTGTATAATATCCCGCATCAATTGCTGTTTGGGTAAGAAGTATATTAACAGTAAGTCCTGTTAATAATGAAGTACCATAGGTATTACCACTCAATATTTGAGACATCCCTGAATAAACACCAACAGTTTCACCTCTCCAATCTACGGTGGTTAAATCTGTTTTAATAGTCTCCGGTGATATTATAAAATTATAATCTGCCATTATGGGTTAACATATTCATACCATTTTATGGGAAGTGGAGTTCCCTCTCTATTTCCTGTTATTGTATTAAAAACTTGATAAGTCCTTTTATCATAATCCAATTTAACTTGATAATAGAAATATGTTAAATTATCAAAATTATGCTCACCACTAATTTTTGATTGCGGTACATTCATCATTTTGGTATAAGTCCCAGTCATTGCATTATAAAACTTAGCAGACATATAAAAGGTATCAATATCCAAAAAAGTTCTTTTCTTTAGCCAATAAATAAAAAACCCTTCTTTATCACCAACATAATCTAATACAAAATCAGGCTTTTTAATTGTTACAGGAGTTCTTTGCATTATCGCATCTTTTTTCAATCCTTGTTGTGTTGGTATTATTATAGTTACATAATTCTTTTGTTTTTTATCGTCTGTTGAATCATATAAATCCAATTTAAAGAACGAATTGGCAAAATTCTTATCATAATAATATATGTTTCCTGTAGTAAACCCTTCACTTCTATAATCCAATCTCCAATTTGATTGATCAGTTAAAGTTCCACCCGAATAAAAATAAAATTGATATTTAATTGCAGTTTCTTGTGATGTTCCCGTAAAAGGCGCATTCGCAAATCTATCAATTTCAAAATCTCTTCCAACCCCAATTACCTCAGTAATAACCTCTTTCTCATATTCATCAACACTTTGGTCCAATCCCAAATAATCCCAATCTAACTGAATAGGGATATTAATCTGTTTTGTAGTTAAAGTATTCTGCCTAATAAAAAATTTACTCACATCCATCTATCAACGGTTTAATAGGATAATCAACTCCAAGTAATGAAGAATTGAAATTTATTCCTTCCGGAATCAATCTAAACACAACATCCGCGAACGGATATTGAGCAGTGTTAAAGAACGGATAGTCAACCCCTCTCTTTAAATTATCTTTAAATCCAAAAGTATATAAATCTCTCCACCTGAACTGTTGATCAGATTTTGAAAAATAAGAATATGATGGAACTTGGTCTATTGAATTAAGTTCTCCTGTTTCAACATAATCCGAAAATACCCTTAAAGTCATCTTGTTATGTGGTGTATAATAAAATCCTGGTGAATTTTGATCCGTTGTTCTTGTTGTTTGAAAAATATTTTGATTATATTTTATTTTTTGATAATAAGGTGAAACAACTCTTTCCAATTGTTCATAGTCATTCCACTCACAAAAATCACCATCAATAATATCATCTTTCTTTAAATCTTGATTAAAGTAAAAAGTATATGTTTTCCCATTTTCAGTCCTTGTATATGATGATACTGGTATATTAGAACTAGAAAGATCATTTGTTGTACTCCAATAACTATTTGATACTTTTGTTAGGTTAAATTCCCATCCTTGTTTTAATCCAACACCATTAAAAGGATTATTAAAATACCCCGTATACCCTTTATTTATCACAGTTAAATATAATTCACTAATTGGTCTTTTTTGATTATCTAATAATGTTGTAAAATCTAAATCATAGTTTACCGTCACATTATAAGCATTACTACTTGTTAATTGAGATATTCTTGTAACTTGATTTGGGGTAATAGAACTGTATTCTAATTTTTTCGTCTCATTAAATACATTCTTCTCAAAACCAATTTTGGTCATCACACTATCTTCCAAATTTGTTAATATCTTATGTTTTCTAACATAATATTTTGATTTTGTTTCTTCTAAATTATTAGGATTTACAACTCTCTTAAATGTTCCTACAATACCATTTTGAAATGTTGTACCTGTGTATCCAATGTTATAGACATTAAATATATGTGTAGAACTATCCAATAAATTATTACCTAAAGAATATACTTGAAATAAATTTGTTTTATTATAAAAAAATGACAATTCAACATATTCTCCAACTGTAAGTCCATGCGGAGCAATACATTCAAATGAAATTATTGGATCCCCATTTTGTTGATTATTTTTAATAATAAATGGAATACCTGTTGATGCTGTCCAAGTCAAATTTGAATTATTTAAATTAAAATATAATTTTTTATTATAATCATTTTCATATCCATAACTTAAATAATATGTCCAATTATAAGTATAAGCACTTTTTGCTTTATAAGTAATATGTTGGTCATTTATATCAGGTCTAAAAAAATCAAATTCATAATATTGCGGTAATCCTTTCCATGTTCCACTTGACATTGAAACTTCCGGCTGAGTATAATAAAGATTATATTGGAATGGCGTATATGTTGTTGTTCCTGTATATGAATTACCATATATGTATGTAAGTTTAAATGTTGGTCTGAATATTAAACAAGCTTGTCTTTCATCGTCATACACTTGAGCCAAGTTAACAGTACTATTTCTATCATATTCAATTATAGATTGGCTTTTTTCTTCTAAAGAAATTGGTATCTCTTGGTCAATAGATGGTGCTGATTGATACTTTAATCTACTCGGTATGATTTTATAGTTATTCAATTATAGAATATTTTGTTTTAAATTTATCTAGCGCTGTTTGACCTTTAATAGTACCAAAATAAAAATGAAAGGGAGCTCCAACTATGAATTTATCACTTGTTGCTCCAACTGTAGAATAGACGCCATTTGAATCCACACTGAAAATGTACCCTCTTGCATATAGGTCATTAACACTTGACGTTGATGGTCTAAAATAGTTTGGTTGAGTTAAACTTGTTCTATCTAAACTTTGGAATCTTTTGTTTTGTACAATGTCTCCAGAGTCTGTTGCCCAACTATTCATTTGACTACCAAAAATTGTTGTAGTATTAGCCAATTTCCATTGATAGAATGGAGTAACTTGTGATTTAATACCATATGGATAAGGGTAATAATTCGTGTTATCGTTAGTTCTGAAATCAATTCTTCCTGGTGTTAAATAATCTTTAAATTGAATATCATTTGTTGTTGATGAAAACCAAACACACATAACAGGATCTAAAGAAGTACCTAAAATGTTTACAGGGTCGGTTGTTGAACCCTGAACTGTTTCATAATACTCAGGTGAAAATTTAATAACTCCCTCTTCAGAATTTATTGAAAATAATTGAGCTAAATCCCCATCAATTCTTAGTGACTGATTAAATAAACTTTTATTACCTCTACTAAATAATTGATTTAAAGAATTATCACCCACCACTAGAATTTGTCTTAAAAATCCTTCGTCTGTAATTCTTGAAATAACAAATAAGTTAACTAAATCAGATGTATCACCATAACTAGTTGAATCTAAATTAGGTATTACATACCCTTTTGTTTCAGGATTAAAAGTTATCTCTTGATAAAAATAATCTTTCATTCCTAAATTCATAATTGTTGTTGGGAAAAGTAAGTTTCTTACGTTTACCGATGTATTGTTAGGTGCCGGTATTCCAACAAATTTAGCAGAACTTGTATTATAAGGACTACTTCTATAATAAAAATTGTTTGTTTCAGACTCAAAGTATGCCAAATCACTACAGTAAAGAGAATATGCTTGGTTCTTATTATTATATCTTGTGTCAACTTGTATTGGGAACATGTATAAACTACCACTAATCCAGTTATTCATAAATGATTGAGACAATACCCCTCGGCATAATCCATAAAAAAATCTAAACCTGAAACTCCATTCTGAGTATGTCGCAAAATCATCTTTAATAGTTAATAAATTTACAGGGTTCTTCATAAACACATAACACCCTTTTTCAACAGGGTCTTCCTGTGTACATTGTTGGTTTATTTGGAAATTTGTCCCCAATCCTTCATAACATCCTAATCCAACCATACTTTCACAGTTAAAACTTTCAAGTACATTTGTAACACCTGGTAAACCGTTTATAGGGTCTCCTAAATCAGGTGTAACTTGAGACGCCCCTAAAGTATTACTTGAGGTACTAATATCTTCACTATCAGTATTAATTAGGTAAAATGTAAAGAAATTATTTTGTTGTAATATTGACGGATTTGTTGAAAAACTACCACCGTCCAACACATCAGAAGTCGGTAATCTATCAGTTCTAACAATATTATTAACGTTATTATTAATTAAAAGTGATGGTCCATTTAAGTTATTTGTTGAAAAGAAACTTGGGGTATAGTAGTAATAACCCAAATCCGCAACACTCGAAGAGTATTCCCCAAAATCATTACAACCCATAAAAGATAATCCTGAAACATCTTCACTATTATCGTATTTTGCAGCATTTGCACCATTATCATAAAATCCGTTTGAGGTCTTACTAACAACCGCAGAATTAAATATTTGTTCTTGTGTTGAGTTTGCAAACAATGATGATTGTGCACCATAGTACGCCAAATTAGTTGTATTGAATCCAGTAAAAGAACCTCCAGGATCAGTACTACCTGAAATTCCTGGTTTGAAAAAATATGACCGATAATACATGTCATTAGTAGTATACGGTTGGATTGTTGTTGACGAATCATTTACCGCTTGTATAGGTATATTAATTCTTGTGTCTGCAGTTATAGTAAACTTAGGGTCATCTATATTACTACCAAATAATCTACCTAAATTATAAACATTCTTATACTTCGGTGAGTACGGGTCAACTCCTCTTTGTAATATTAAAATATATTGTTTTTCTATGTTATCAAACACATTGAAAATTGTTGTCGATAAAAATTCTGAATTTTTAAATAATTCTCCATTATATTGTTTATAAACGGTAAATTCTAATGGTGTCGATAAAACATTTGGAAAAGATTGTGTGGTACCACTATTCCAAATTTTTACAGCGTCCGCAATTGTTATTGCAGTAACCACTTGAAAATACTCAATGTCCGCAGGGAATTTATAATTTGTTATTTCTGAACCATAAGGTAAATTATAAGATATTTGTTGTGAATTAGTATATTGTGATTTTGCATATGTTACATTAATAGTTGTTGCCCCACTACCATTATAAGTTTCACCACTAATACCAGTTTCTATTCCTGTAGCAGTTGTTGCTGTATAGGTCCAGTTAATGTCTGTCGAACCTGTTATACAAACACTACTTAATAGGTCACCAGGATTATACTGTTGATTAGCCAACACAATAATTGTGTTATCCATGTGGAATTTATTTATGTTTGAATCTCCCGCAAAACTAACTTTAACCGAATTTAAACCCGTAAAATAGTTGGCTCTTTGATTAAACAAATTGATTCTTTCACCCATAGGTAATGACTTTGACAAAGCAAACCGATTTTTACTATCACTAAATCCTAAAATTTCAGATAATGGAAGTTTATATCTTGTTGGGTCTGACACAACAGCCAATGCACCAAAACCTGCTACCGCTTGAGAAGATATTGTTGCCCACTTTGAAATATTTTCAGAAATGTCTTCAGAGTTCCTTGCGATGAAATATTCTTCAAATTTTGTTTGGTAGTCCAACGCCACCGAAAAATAACTCAAAGTTCCTGTAGGTATTGCGCTAACACCACCTGTGGTTTGTGGTCTAACTTGAGATTCTTGTTTACAATCACATGCCTGACATTCAGGATAAGTTATCATGGGTAATCTGAAAGTGTAATTTCTTTCGTCACAATTCAAATTGAATAAATTTCTAATCCAACCGAACGGTCTAACACAAAATTTCCAAACACAAATTTCAAATCTTGCAAGTGCACAAAGGAAATTAATTATTGTTAAATAAATCCATAAAACTATATGCATTGCAAAAAGAATTGCAAGAGCCAATGGCGTTATTAACGTCATTAAAATTGAAAATATAAAAAATAACAAATCAAAATTTCTAAATCCGTCATTTACGGGAAACTTATTAGTAGTGCTTTCACAATCACTACTATCAATTTCTTTAATTCCAATAAATCTACCTTTAGCACCGTTTTTATACTCATCAATTAATCCCGATACAGTATAAACCTTATTAAAGTTAAATTCATAGAATGTATCTTCACAATCTATAACTTCATTTAATCTATTTGTTTTTTGATATCCAACAAAACCATTTGTATATCCACTCCAAGCCAATCCAAAATAATAAGAACTTTTTGTTTGTAGGGGATCCGGCCCATACTCTTTAACATTTGGAACCAAATAATTAGGTCTTCTAGTTTGAGTTGTTAATGCCGCAGGTTGTTGCCATTTAATTTTAAATCTGTACTTAGCTTTAGTTGGAATACCAATTGTTGGGTCATTTGATATTACTTTTTCTCCGTATTGGTTTGTTACTAAGTAATCTAAATTCATTGGTAACTCAGTCAACCATACTCCATTTCCATCAATAACATTACCCGCCTGTTCTAATTGATATTGTTCTAATATCGGATTTCCATCAGAATCTTGTTGTATTGTTTGTCTTAAGGCTAATATTTGTCCAGGACCTGACGATAAAGAACAAAGGTTTCCCATATCATCTCTTGGTTTACAATTTTTTCTAACTCTATATGCATCAGTTGTTGAATAAACAGAACCCATAAATGTTGAGGTTGGCTGTATATCTATATTAGCACTATTTCTTAAATCAAAATCAACTCTATTAATTGCAATTTGACATAAATCAGGATCACCCCATAATGGAGATACTTCAGTATTAACTGATAGATTAACAATTTGTGGTAATGAATTAAGGTCAGTTGAAGTTCTGAATTGATTTCCCGCAACTTGAGCTTCAGTTGCAATACCCATTCTAATTAAATCTTGAGGAGTTAAAGAAAATTCACCAATATCAGATAAATCAACATCCATAACTAAAGTTTGTTCTCCTAATGGAACTCCCATAATCATGTAATCACCACTCTCATTTGTTTTAGCAGTAAACCTATAATATTTGTCATATATTTCTACAACAGTACTTGCTGTTAATACATCATTTCTTGAAGGTAATGTTCCTGTTGCCGCATGTTTTGAATATGATTTTTCGTAAGGTAATAAATTGTATCTATATCCATCTGAATTCTTATCAGATATAGATTTATAGGGATATATACTTTGAATAATAGGATTTGATTCATCAACACTTTCAATCGGAATGAATATGGAAACTCTTGCATTTGGTAACCCAAATCCACCATTAGCTGTTATTCTACCAACAACTACACCATAGTCTGCACAACTTCTAGTATAGATATCTGATTGTTGAATCTTTAATGAAAGAATTTCAAGAAATTCAAACTCTTGGTCTAATTGAACATTAATAGTTTTATTAATCCCGAGCTCTGTTTGTATCCTATATGATTGACCCATCTAATGGTTTTAACTATAAATAGTTTATGTGGACTTTTATAAAAAAATACACCACTTTAAATTATAGTTTAAAGATGTTAAAAATAAACTTATGAGAATGTAACTGATTGGAAGTTTTTAACAGATACTCTAATATCTTTATTTGGATATCTAATTTGATATACTTGTGATGGTTGTGCAAATATTGTATCATCTACAGGTCCAATTAATTTTGTTTCAGGGTTAGAATAAACCATTGAAGTTTCAGCTGAAGAATATTGTCCACCTACTTCATTATAAATGTCCAATCCAGCAACAGTTAACACTCCATTAAGATTTTGAATTATACTTCTAATTTCAGATAGATATACATTTTGTCCAAGTTGTCTTGTTTGTGGATTAAAATATGTTGAAATTGCATCAATTACTGATGAAATAATTTGACCTGAATTTTGAGCAGCATCTAATACAATTGAAACATCCACACTTACATCAATAACTTCTGCAGTAAAAATTGAAATATAATCATTCATCATTCTATAGTTAGATAGATAATTAGCAATATTTTGTTTTAAAGTATTTGAAACAACATTAGTTAACTTACCTGAAGTATCATATGATAATATTTGAATCATTATTTTATTATCATTTTCAGTTATTGATACTTTAGCTGGTGCCCCAAATTGAGCTGGCATATTTCTAATAATTGATTCATAATCCTGAACAGTTACCGCTCTTTTTTGTGCTGAGAAATTAAACGACACATAATTTCTAATTTCTTCTATTGTTGGAAGTCCTGAACCTCCAATCGCTGCGGTTACGTTATTACATCTTAAAGAACTAACTACAGATGAGTTTGTTGCCTCAGAAGGTCCATTAACAAAGAATGATACAGTTCCAATTTGATTAATTACATTAGTTCCTAAATTAGTTTGTAATCCGCCACCTACTCTATATTGAATAAACAATGTTGAGTTAGCCTTTAATGCCGATCCTAAAGAAAAATTATTTGAATATTTTTGTAGTTCTAATGTTGTACCATAAGTTGTAAATTGGTCTAAGGCATCTTGAGCGGTATTTGTACCTCCCCCAAATGTTAATTTTTTAAACCCTTCGCCAGTATATTCACTAATAAATCTATCTTGAGTTTGAATATATCTACCAACTTTAATTCCTGGTTTATCAGAAGCCTTTGTTGGGTCTTCAATAAAAACTCTATCTTCTGCCAAAGCATCTACTTCATACCATCTATTATTTAATCCCATGAATTCTGCAGATGTTGGTACATTTGTATATTGTGTTCCATCTTTTAATAAAACACTTGTAATACCTAACACATTTTTTTCAGGTAAAAATAATTCAAAGAATGGTTTTACATCATTAGGGCTTATAGTCCTTTTAAAGACTTTGGTAATACCATTAACAACAATTTCTCTTTTAGTAATTGTATAATTTAATAAAATCCCATTAGAATTAAAATTTGGTATTTTTAATCTATTTGGAAATCCTTGGGCATTATATGGAGAAAAAAAGTCAATATCATATATGTTTTCAAAAACCAATCCTGCTCCAACAACTTGAGACCCTCTTAATAAAGTTCCAAGATATCTTTCATCTTCTTTATCACCATATGCAGGTACTGTAATTGAAAAATCAACTAAAGAAACTGATGGTCTTTGTCCTGGTAATTTTAAACCATAAGTTCTTGCTATGTTATAAACTGAAGATTTTTGTTGTGCATATTGAAGTACTGTCTCTTGAATACTTCTATCAATATGATAGTGTAAGTTATCTGCAACAGCAGCATTTAAATCCAAGAATACTGAAAATACAGAAGCGTCATTAAAATCTTGTATTAATTCAGGATAATAAGTTCTAACGTAATTTTGTAATTCCGTTCTTATTGCCTGGAAATCTCTGGTAGTATATGGTATTTGATTGCTAGCCATTTATGTTAAATATTGATAATTAGAAAATCGCTCTGTGCAAATGTTTGTCCATTTGTAGAATAATCTATTTTTATTTTTGCTGTATACTCTGATGTTCCTTTACCAGGAAGTCTATAAATTGAAGATTCATTAGTCCCTACAAAATTTTGTCCTGTTGCAATATCAACTTCATCTTGAACATCTGCTGGTGTAATTGTTATCCCATTAATTAAAAGATTTGGCATAAAGTTTTGAACTGCATCTCTAATATCAGATTGAATTGCATCAAATGTTAAACCATCAAATGGTTCAAAAAGAAATTCATACAATCTTGTTCCAAATGTTGGTAAATAATATCTTGAACCTTTTCTAGTTAATAAAAGATGTAATAAGTCTGATTTGATTTCATCTTTTTGAAATTGTGTAAGCTCTAAGTAATCTCCACGAATAGAATCATTAAAAGGAAACGCAAGACCATATGTTGTACCATTTGCCATATAACATAAATATACTTGGATTATTTTTTTATTAAAGTAGTAATTCCTTTTTGTGCTCTTGGTTCATACGCACAATGTCTACATTTATTACCACAACAATATCCTCTCTTAATATGATACTCTTCAGTAAAAACCATTCTACCATCTTCTTCATAAAAATCAGAAGGGAGAAGTTTTGGCTTCTCCCTTTTAATATTTTGTTTTTCCATATTATACTAATGTTACTTCGCAAGTTCCGCCAGCACAAGCGACTTCACCACTTAAATTTGTATCATCATCCATCTCAACAATTTTTGATAAATCAACATCATTTAACGTTTTCATCAATTTTTCATACTCTTCTTTATCACAATCAGTAAAAGGAGCCTGGATGTAACTGCCTCCATCATAAGGTAAAACTGATAAACCATTATATGCATCTTTATTTTCCCACATCCATTCACCAACTGCAGGCCATTCATGTTCTCTAATTGAAATAGTTGCAGATACGTTATGAGCATTTGAACCATTTCTATGTCCAGGTTTAATCCATTCTTGTTGAACTTTTTTAACTCTCTCTAATAATTGAATTGGTGACTCGTTTCTTAAGATTGACCCTTCAGGTGCTTTTTGTGGTATTCCAATAACAGCCGTATCGTGTGGTCTAAAATATTCATCTTCAACTAATTCAGGGTGATTGTTCTTCAAGTGTGAATAAATTGCTTCATTCTTACCAACCCTAACTCTTCTAACATAATAGTCATTGTGCCAAGCGTGAATACCTGAAGATGTACCTAATGTTAATGATGTTGTTCCCGCAGGTTTAACTGTTGTTGTTCTTGCTGCTGGATTAATGTGTAATAATTCAGCAACTCTTTTGTTTTCTTCTTTAACTACTTTAGCAGCTGATTTCATATTCAAACCTAAAACTGCTCCTGAACCGATACCTGTCATTGAGATTCCAATTAACGCATCTTTTTCAGTTGTTCTCTGCCATATTGGTCTTAAATAGTGGAAATTAGTGTATCCAGCTTGTAGTGTTCCAATGAAAGATGCTGCTCTAACTCTATCTTCATAATCTTCTTGTGATACAACATTAGATACGTTAACCTCTGTGAGGTTACAGAATTGGAATGGTCTTAAAGCAATTTCACAACAAGGATTAGTTCCCCAATCTTTA